ATGATTGGGATGAAACAAAACAAAAACCTGCTAGTCCGGAAACGAGTTCTAACTCGGTTGGAGAAGTAGATGCTCCATGAAATTTCTTCGTCGAATTTCACGATTGAAGGTGGATGTGTTAGAAATTTACTTGGAAACATTTAGATACGGTTTTTCCTAAGGTGTACGCGATGTTGGATGTAGCGTCTCTCACATCTTCTCTCCACTCACCCAGGTACACGAGTTTCTCTCCACTCCCTTGGCAACGGGCACCTTGGAGAGACAAATCTTTCAGATTATTGTTGACGGGTGCGGCAGGAGGTGGAAAGTCTCGACTTGCGGGTGAGAAAGTTCATGGCTTTATGTTGAAGTATCCAGGTTCGACAGGAATCGTTGGGAGAAAAGATCGAACGGCAGCCATGCGTTCTGTGGTTCCACTACTTCGCTACACTGTAATGGGTAACACTCGTTGGGGTAAGTTTCTCAAGTCAGACGGATTGTTTGAATACAACAACGGTTCACATTTGTGGGTAGCAGGTGTGAAAGACGAGGGACAACGCGAAGCATTACGCTCGATCGGAAAAGACGGGAGTGCGGACATTCAATGGTGGGAAGAAGCGAACAAGTTGACTGAGGAGGACGAAGGTGAAATTACCGCACGACAGAGAGGTAATACCGCTGGTTGGAGGCAACTCATCTACACGACTAATCCGGACGTTCCTACTCACCACATCTACGTAAAGATGATCTTAGGTGGTCAAGCGTCGGTTTACTACTCGCGTCCTGAAGACAATCCTTTCAACCCGCCGGACTACTTAGACGCTTTGCAAAACTTGACGGGTGTGTTGAGACAACGTTTGTGGGAAGGAAAGTGGGTTCAAGCGGAAGGTATCATCTTTTCTGCTTATGACACTGCGAAACATCTCTTACAAGTACCACCGAAAATTCAGTTTGACAGTCGTTTGATTTGTTCAGTGGACTTTGGTTTCACGAACCCGTTCTCTTGGTCGTTGTGGTACATCGACAATGACTCGCGTATGTACCAAATTGTGCAGATCTATAAGACTAAAACGTTGGTGGAAGATCATGCGAAGGAAATTCGACGAACGTTGCAACAGTTGGAAGTACCTATTCAAAGAATTGAAGCGTGGGTGTGTGACCACGATGCAGAAGACCGTGCTACGTTGGAGAAGCACTTGGGTATTCGTACTCGACCCGCATTCAAGGAAGTTACACCAGGTTTAGAAGCCGTCAATTCGAGATACAATCGTGACGCATTGTTTTTGAATGCGAATGCTGTAGAAAACGTCGATGAAGAACTTGAACGTGCGTACAAACCTCTTTGTACGGCTGATGAAGTTCCTGGTTACGTTTGGTCAGACAAGAAGCAAGATACACCGGTCAAAGAGAACGATCATGGTTGTGATGAGAAACGTTACGCTGTGGCGTATGTAGACAAACTGCATATTTCCACACCTATTCGTGTGGAAACTAAAGCACGAATACAGAACTACATTTCTACGAGAACTGGTGGAAGTTGAAAACAAGTATGGAGAGAGAGAAAGGAGTTTGTTATGCTAGACAACAGTCGTTTGATTGCGAATGCATTGGAGAAAACGAATCCAACCTTTGTAGGTTCGCTCGCTACGTTGACGTCTTACGTGAATGAACTAACTGAGCAGGGTGCTAAGGTTTCCCTCTACCGTAGTTACGAGCGTGGTGAACATCGAGCGTCGATAACTGATCAAATGAAGGCGATGCTTCGTCTTCCAACAGACGATGCTGGAATAAACGACCTCAACGATAACTACTGCAAAATCGTAGTAGATAAGATGTCCGGACGACTTTACGTTTCAGAGGTCAATCTACCTGACAACGATAGTGAGGATGCAAAAGCGTGGTTGGATGACCTCCTCACACGAAATGACTTCGAAGCGTTGCAGGGAATGATATTTCGTGGAGCAATACGTGATGGTGATAACTTTGTGTTGATTGATCCGACTACGTTGACTTGGTTGGTCGAACCCGCGTATGACGGGTTTAGTGGAATCGTCGCGATCTTTGATGGTGTGGAGAAGACACCTACCTGGGCTTGCAAGATTTGGAGTGAAGCGGTGCTCGGTTCTGGGTTGGAGGCAGAAGACTTGATTTCCTCACCCATGCGTTTGATCGTTTACCAACCGGATCGCATTTCCTACTGGGTTGGTATGTCAGGTTCAGCGGAAGTTTATCCAGACAACCGCATTACTCAACCACCCTCCGAGGATAAAAGAACACCTTCAGAGATGACTAACGTAGTCCCTTGGAGTCTTGGAGTGGTACCGATTGTACATTTTGTCAACCAGTACGACACAGTTTCGTTTCTCGGTGAAAGTGAACTTCGTCCGGCTATTCCTTTGCAAGATGTTCTCAATCGGACAGTTTATAGTATGGTGATGGCTTCAGAGTTCTCCGCATTCAGAATCAAGTGGTCGATTGGGATGGAAATAGATGCGGATGGTATCACTCCCGGTGCGATTGTAAACCTCACTCTGAAGGACGGCAACGGAAACGTGGTGACAGAGATCTCGGAAGGGATGGCAGAGTTTCTCAAAGCAGTACGTGTGGGTGAGTTTGAAGCGACGGACATGTCTCAGTACATCCAACAAATCGTAACTGTGGTGAAGGAAATTAGTCAAACTACACAAACACCTATTTATGGTATAACGGTAGAAGGTGCACTTTCAGGTGAAGCGCTCAAACAGTTGGAAGTCGGTTTGATCGGAAAGGTGGAGCGCTTCCAACGTGAGAATGCTGACTCCATCAAGGAACTGATTGAACTCACTGCAGAAATGCAGAACATCTTTGACACTGAAGTGGAAGGTGAAGCGCCCGAATTTGAAAAAGTCTCTTTGACGTGGAAACCAGCAGAACTCCTTGACATCACCTCTCGAATTGCCGCACTCATAAAGATGCGTACAGACGCACCGGGTCTTTGGCCGGATTCATGGTATCGACAAAAGGTGGGAGGACTTTTAGGAATGAGTCAAAGTGAAATAGTGGAGGCGGAAAGTGAAGCACAGACGCAACAACAGACGAACTTAGAGACGTTGGTGGGCTCGGCTGGTGGAGCGACCATCTTCTAGAAAGTAGGAAGTAATGCCGTACAGATTGAAAGGTAAGTGTGTGCAAGTCAAACGTACTGTAGGTTGGGTCAACTTGAAGTGTCATGACACGCAGGAAGAAGCACAAGCACACCTCTCTGCACTTAATTTGAATGTACGAGAGTCAAAAGGTACGCAATCGGGTTCGATGTCTAAGTCCTCGAAAGTGAAAAAACGTGGCAACGATTACTAGTGACGTGCGAAGCAGTAAGAAACGCGTCGTCAAACAAACGATTGCTTCTCTTCTCAACGAAGAACTCGACGCTATCTATCGCAAGACCGCTACTCCCATGCTCCAACAAATTCAGAACTTGTCGCTTGCACCAACTGGTGAGATGCAAGTTGCTTTGCGTGAGTTGGATGTTGTGGCGCAAGAAAAACAGGAACTGGAAGAAAAGTTCACGGCAACAGACGCTCAGTTGCAACAGACGCTTTCTGTCTATGCGGCGGTCCTTGGAACGACAGCATCACTCATCTTGGCAAACGACAATCGTATTCAGAACGCTGGGATTGCACTCGCTCCTAGTTCTGTTACGACCCGCGTGTTTTTCAATTTGTCGAATTCGATGATTGCCGCAGGACAAAATCCACTACGTTCACTGGGTCAGTTTCAGAAGTTGTTGGAAAGTCAAGGTGTGCAGTGGACGATTCCGGATTTGAATCAACTCTCGAAACTCAAAGCGGCAGATTTCATTTCGACTGCCGCATACCAGTCTCGTATGGAGGCGTGGGGTGCTGGGTATGCTGAACTTTCTAAGAACACGATCTTGAATGGAATTGAAGCAGGGAACGGTCCACAAGAAATTGCAAGACTTCTTCGTCAACATGCAGAAAACATTCCCGTGTATGCGGCAGAGAATTTGACTCGAACACTTCAAGTCACTGCCTATCGTGAGAGTGCTTTAGCGATGGAGACGATAAACGGTGGGTTCATCAAGAAGAAGATTCGAATAGCAAAATTAGACGAACGAACGTGTCTTTCTTGCATTGAACTACATGGGAGTGAACTTGCACCGGGTAAACGTGTGGATGATCACTACCGTGGACGTTGTACGGAGTTCTATGTAGTACCGGGTGGTCCTGAGCAACCGGAGTTTATGCAAGCGGACTCCACTCCAGGAAATCGTCGGTTCGTGAAGTTTCAGAAAGGAAGCGATTGGTTCAACTCTCTCCCGGAGTCTCGACAACGTGCGCAACAATCCTTCCTGCAAAGTCCGGGTAAGTGGAAAGCCTTCAAGTCTGGTACACCCCTTTCTGCCTTTGTTACTGAACACACGGATGATGTGTTTGGTCGTCAACTGTTGGAAGGAAGTTTGAAGAATAGTTATTCCTTGTTGCTAGGTTCGGGTGTTGAAGTACCCGCTTTGGAAAAAATGTTAGCCAGTAAAGGTAACATGCCCCTCGAAAAAGTCTTTTCTCATGGACAAGTTCACCTCGTCACAAATGGTGTTGTTAGTAAACCACCTTTGGGTGTTCGAAATCAACTCAGTAAGTATTTACAAGTGCAAGATGAGACTGCACTAAAAGGAGTAAAGGCGGTCTTCGTGTACTCTGATGAAGCATCTTGGAAAGCAAAACTCGCGGAATTGAAACTAGTTGCCGGTGAAGGAAAGGCTGTTGGTGGATTCTTTCTCGTAAAAGATTCCGCGGTTCACATGCCTATGTTCAATGGATTGAATCTTTACTCGTTCACACATGAAGTAGGTCATGGTGGTTTTTATGCATCAAGTACAGCGCTCCGTTGGGGTTCCCAATACAATGCGAGCAAAGGGTTTGATCGACACACCGAGTATTCAAAGGTGAATGCTTCTGAGGGGTTTGCTGAAACATATGTTGCATGGATTGCTTCTGGAAAGTCAATCGAGTGGGAATCCTTTGAAGAGTTGACAAAAGTGTTGGAGGGTGTTGGACATGTCAAGTAAAAACTTTGAACGTATTGTCACGCGTGAACCATTTGAAGGTACACTTCCCACTCAAGTAGTGTTGCCTGAATCAGTGTTGACTGACAATGGTATTTTGGTGACGCAACAGGTGACATATACCATCGCATCTGCAAATTGGAAAGATGCGTTGAAACGATTCATGTTCTTGAATGGATGGTGTTTGCCTGAAGACAATGAGCGTGAGATGAAAAACCTCGCTCTTGAAAAATGAGTGAAAGTACATTATAATAAAAACAATGTGTACCACCTCTTCGGGTCGTTTACCCGTCAACAACGAAAGGAAGCAAGATGGCTACGTTTACAAAAGAACAGTTAGATGCAATTCGAGCGAAGGCTGAAGATCAGCGTACGGAGGACGAGAAGCAAGCACTCTTGAATGCCGACAAGGACAACTTTCCTAAGTCCTGGGAAGAAGTCTTTCAACATTCACGATTCAAAGATCTCAATCGTCGGATGAAGGACGCAGAAGAGACTGCTACGCGTCTTCAAAAAGAGAAAGATGATGCTGAAGCGGCGTCACTAGAAAAGCAAGGTGAGTTCAAAGCCTTGTACGAGGCAGAACGTCAGAAGCGTTTGACCGCAGAAGGTAAAGTGGCTCACGTGGAGACGTTGGAGAAGGTACTTCAAGATGCGTTAGACGCTGAACTGAAGGCCCTTCCTGAAGCCACACGTAAGCTCGTTCCAGTGGAGTTGTCCGTTCAGCAACAGTTGAGTTACATCTCTCGCAATCGAGCACTGCTGACGAAAGAGTTTCCTCCAAAGGATCTGGGTTCTGGTAAACGTGGTAGTGGTAAGCAAGAAAGTGTCGACCTCACTACAGATGAAGTTGCGATTGCGAAACGTTTTGGTATGAAGCCAGAAGAGTACGCGAAGTATCGTGATGAGGACTTGGAAGACGTATCTGTCAATGAAGGCGACCAAGTATAACCTACAAGAAGGAGTTTTGTTCAAATGGCCGCACCTGTTTATGCATGGGATTTTGTGGCTGACTTGATGGGTGATCGTATTCCGAAGATTGTGGTGCTTGAAGCCTCTGCTAACCTCGAGACTAAGGTTGGTACGATGGTAATTCAAGCCTCTGGCCAGGTTGATGAAGCCGGAGCCAGTGTGAATAACATTCTCGGTCTTGCGATGG